TCTGTGCATATAAAAGTCTTAAATTTTCATAATGGATGCTTCAAACCCAGTTTTCGAAGGAGTTCGTGTTAAAGTCTCTGATTTTATTAATGAAAATATATTGCTTAAAAGGCAGGATTATGCTTTCTTGAAGGCGCTTGTTGATAATGGAGAACGTGTTCCTGTACCTGGCAGATTAGAGGAGGAAATAGTTATAAATGAAGCTGTCGTTAACGGGATAGTGAATGAAGCCCTGCAATTTGGTGACCGAGGTACTTTCGAGGTCCCTCTGGTCAAATCTAGAGACTCTGTCATCGTCTCAAAGTACCATGTTGGAGGATTGATGCAGGACAAAGAGAAGGTGAGGGTTAAACGTAAGTTCTTGTCTCGAAAGAGAAGTAAGATAATGGTTAAGGCTCTTATGGCTTATGTTCCAGCTGCAGAAAAGGAGATCAGGAAGATGGTGTATACCGGGGGTACAATCCCTGGTTTCAAGAACAGACTGATTAAATGGTCCACGAGGAAGCCGAAAATGATGAAACCTATTTTGGCTGAATATGCTCTGGACCCTTTTGAGGTATTGTTCCGTAGGCTTCCAGTGAAAGAGGAGGAGTTATTGGATTGGCACAGACCAATCTTTGACCTCATCTCTGAGGTGGAAGTGAATAAAACCACTGATGCCGGGCCTCCTTTTTATGCACCTAAACATAAGTGTTTCGATTCCGTTCTTGGCTTGCTAAAAGAGATTGTTCAACACATCTCTGATGGCACGTTCGAGAAGTTTATTGCGGAAAATCCTGAGGTAATGATGTCTCATTGCAAAAACAAGATGGATAGGTATGAGGTAGCCAAGATTAATGAAAAGACAAGACCTTATTGGTCTTTCTGTTCATCGATTATGCTCCTCGTATCTATTATCTGTCAGGATTTTTCACATAAACTAGATAAGTTTGATAGGACTAAGCATGAAGATTGTAGCAATGCATATGGATTCTCGTACGCCCATGGTGGTGGGGCAAGGATGTGGAAGTGGATGCAAAGCACTAAAATTAAGGAACCTAAATTTATTTGTTATGGGGATGACACAAAATTGATGTGGAGAAAAGAGGGGGTCTTGTATGAGGTCAATCCTGATTTTGTGCAGATGGACGGATCAGTGGACAGAGACACTGTAGAACTCACTGTGGATTATGTGCTCAGGTGTTACACCCGGAGGCATGGGGAGAGTAAGTTCTTTGAATTCGTTGGTGCTGCATGGAAGAAGCTTGCCTTGGGATCTGAGTTTTTCGTTGAAGGGACTGGGGTGTTCTCTAACAATTCTGGCCTTCTGACTGGGATAGTTGGGACCACTCTCTTCGACACTGTGAAAAGCATTCTTGCGTATGAAACTTTCATTCAAGCAAGACAAGATCCAGCAGACGTAGAAGGTTCTATCCAGTTCTTCAAGAAGATGGGTCTGGAAGTAAAGCCAGGCACTTGGCAGCCTGTGCCGGTGAGGATGGAACTAGAAGAAGGCGCTGTTGCGACAGATCAGAAATTCCTTGGTGTATCACTTTTGGTCGTACAAGGAAAGCATGACCTAGAGCCAGTTCCCTTCATGGATGAGGATGATTTAGTTAAGTTAATGGGTAATATTAGGCAGCCGGTGGAATACAAAGGCACTGCAGATGTTAGGCGGATGTTTGACACTGCAAGGGGATATATGGTTTCTGCAACATTTCATCATAAAAGATTATGGAGCGCTTGCGCTAAAATCATTGATGAGACTCCAGCAGAAGTCATTTGCCAGCGTATTCAATCGTCTACAAATGGTGAACAACCTGAATTCCCTATGCTCACAGATGAAGGGTTTGTGTGGCCAAGCAGCGACGGGTTTCCTACAATAGATTTCTGCAAAGATGTATTTCTTGACAGAGATAATATGCTAGGAGGCAAGTGGCTGCATGTCTTCCCAAATCTTGAGGCTGAGCTGAAGGAATTCAGAGGGAAACGGGAGTATCTATCTGGGATGAAACCAAACGTTGCAAAAGAACAGACTGGTGATTGGGCTGAAATTGATGAGGTAGGCGATGTTGAAACTAAATTCAGGAGAGCCTTAAATCCTCATGAAGTCATAGCTGCTGAAGATGATATGGATATCCTCCCTAATCTTGTCTTTAGGATGCCTAGGAACTTGGTTAAGTTCAAGCCTAGGGGCCTAGAGTCAATGAAAAGGAAGGAGGAGAAGCTCCGTGAGGTGATGGATAGCGTGGACGAGGTTCACAATCAGTATCTTGGTACAGTAATGCCCTATGGGCAGTACTGGATCACGGCACAGATTTTGAAACTAGGTTCATGGTACCCAACAACACATGGGTTCTGGACGAAAGATCAGAAGGAGTGGATGAAGAGCGTGACGAAAGCGTGGCCGTACGATGCCAGGAGGGCTTTCCTAGAGACAGAGCGTTACGGTTCTGCTTCTGTTGGTGAGCCTACATCTACTGTACCTAGTCTTGACAAGGAGGCAGATGTGCAGAGTGAAGGTGTTATCCTGGAAAAGCCTGAGATCATTAGGGATCTAGCTGAAGATGAGTGGGATAGATTAATACCTATGCCACCCGGAACAGACAGCATCTCTTATATCACAAGCCAGTTTGCAGCCAAAGGAATGAGACTAGTAGCCAAGAATAGGGTGTTATCACAACAGCCAAGCAGGATTGAGGTTACAGTTGAGGTCAAGGAAGGTGACAAATGGATAGGTACTGCAGTTTCCAGCACTGCAAAATTAGCGAAAATGAGCCTTTACCGTGATCTGCACAAGATGATCGAGTATAAGCAATGGCCCATCTCAATGGAGAAGCTTAGACTCGTACCCTTGCCTGATGATGATGATGAGAATGATTTGTAAAAT